AAAATTACTATCAAAGCAATGATGCCTGATAGGCTACACAATGAGACAAAAATTGCGTTTAAAAGCGTTTCTTTGCCCCCTTTGACTAATTGATCGAGATTGTCTTTCATAATGTGTTGTATTCAAAGATTCTTGATTGTCTTTCAAAGAGCATTGAGTCAAATCTTTCAAAGTCTTTTTGACTTAAACAGTTATTATCATAAAGCCTTGTAAGGCTCGCTTCTAATCTATTAAGCATTCCCCTTGCTTCATAGGTATAGACCCATTGAGACTCTTTATCGTAGCTTTTAATTTTATCTTTAAAAGCATTAGCTGTCTCTGTGTGTAGTTCTTTTAATCTATTTTTCATATTATTTCTTTTATATTGTTAATAAAAATCAAATAAAGGCATTGTCGAAACAATACCTTGTATTGAACTTTATTTAGCTAAAGAACCCTCGACTTTGTGACATTCTTTCTCAAAGTGTTCTCTTTCCATTTTTTCAAGGGTTTGAGTTATTTCTTCAATAAATAGACTGTCGCATATATGATATGCGATTGCTTGTCTTATATCTCTTAAAGAATCGTATTGAGAAAAATCAACTTCTAATTCAGCGTCTTCAAAATAGGTTGAGATTGAACTGTACTCAAACAATTCGCAAATTTTGTGACTATTGTAATAATAGATGATTTCATTTTCGGCACAGTCTGAAGAATATTGATGAATCTCATCGCATAAAACTTCAGTTAATGAGTCACCGTCTTTTAATGATTCATTGATTGTTTCTTTATATTCATTGAAGAAATCTTTAGATGTTTCTTCGATATGTATATAATAATTAGAAGTGTTTTGATATATATTTGTATCTGTCATATTTCTTTTATAATAGGTTATTAATTTGTAACAAGTTGAAATATGGAGAACAAAATAGCAAATTGCAAGAAATCTTTTCATTTTTTTTAATTATTTTTTAAACCCTTTTTACACCCCTTAATATTACTTTATCAGTAAAGAACTAATAAAAGGAAATCGGGGTAAAGCTTCAGGGCTAATTGATTCCATATTTTAGGGCTAATTGATTCCCTGATATATCCAACTTAAAAAGAAGAAAAAAAACACTCATAAAGAGAGTCCCTAAGCATAGGGGGGAGGGGGTTGGCTACGCCGTGTGCCTCCCATATATATATGAGTCAATTAGGGATCAAAAAAATATGTTACTCATAGGTTTTTATGACGTAACAGTATCCTTATGGTATCCTTAAGGATAAGCTCGCTTTGAGAGCGAGCGATTAACTAAGGAAACAAATAGATAAGGAATGGATCCCCTTAAGGAGACAAGTAATTATACACTATATTTTTGTTGACTGTCGAGAAAAAAGTGAAATAATTGAAAAAAAATGGAGGAAAAGGAAGAATTAATTGAAGAGATCGCGGAATCTATTAGGGAAGTAGCTCATAGTAAGGAGCTTATAAAGCGAGGTAGTCTAAGTAGACATAATCCCGAAAAGGTCGCGAAGTTGTTATATCTGTACAGTATAGGCACTAGTCAAACTAGGTTAGTCCGCAAATATGGGTACGAAAGGAATACGGTAGTAAGTGTATTAGCTGACTATGCAGATCATCTAGGTAAGTTCCGCGAACTGTCAGGTAAGGTTGCCGCGAAGAACTATTTAAGTATGAGTAGTCTAGAGGAGGATCTTATACAGCAAGTACGGGATCGTATGGAGACTGGTGAGCTGGAGCCTACATTTCGCGATTTAAAAGAACTATCTATAGCAAAAGCTAATGCAGCTAGAGAAGCATTAACAGCTAGGGGCGAAGCCACGCAGATAACTGAAGACAGGAAGGTGTATACTCAAGAGGACTACGAGGATACGATAGAAGCCGCGAGGGCTCGTCTTCAACAGATAAAAGATGCGGAGGTAATAGATATAGATGATTGATAGTGATTACGACGATTTATTTGATAGAGTCCGTGGAAACCTAGGTGAGCACTTCTCTAATTATATGTTCATAGTAATGGACGATGATGGGGACTTGTTCTATGATTATTCTAATGCAAGAGTAGGAAGAATGCTAATTCGCGAAACTGCCGCGGATATGGCTAGTAAGCCACTTCAGATCATATGGGAAGAAACGGAAGTTGAAGAAAAAGACGAAGACGACGATTAATGGAACTAACCTTTACCCAGCACCCACTTCTAGCCGCCCCTACAGACGAAGAGATACTACTACTAGCCAAAAAGGATCCTAAGCTATTAGGTGAATTGCATAGGGCTCACGAGGGTAGGATACAGGCTTCACAGGAAGATCCACTTAGGTATGGGTTTGATTTAGCAGGTTGGGAACGCATACAGGAGGGTTTATCTCAGTACAATGAGTGCCTAACACTAGGTGGTAATAGATCGGGTAAGACCACAGGGTGCGCAAAAATACTAATGGAAGCTGTCACTGAGAACACTGATGGCCACGTAGTATGCTTCTCTCAGAACGCAGACACATCTGTTAAAGTACAACAAGCTGCTGTATGGGAGATGATGCCCAAAGAGTTTCGTAAGAAAACAAAAGGTATAGAAGGGTATATAAATTATTCTATGCAAAATGGTTTCACTGGTAGTTCGTTTATTTTTCCTGATACTAGAACTCGCGTTGATTTCAAAACTTATACACAATTTAGTAACAATCAAACTATCCTTGAGGGTTTTGAGTTCGGCTTCAGTAAGCCTGGGGGCTTGAATCTAGGTGCTTGGTTAGATGAGTATCTAGGAGATGCTGCACTTGTTAACACTCTACGATTTCGATTAGCTACTAGGAACTCAAAGCTACTGATAGGATTTACACCTATTGATGGGTTTACACCATTTATATCAGAGTATCTCAAGGGCGCGGAAACACTAGAAACACGAGAAGCGGAGCTTCTTGACAATAAGCAAGTACCCGTAAAACAGTACAGTCCAGACAGAGATGCTTCTATAGTATATCTTCATTCAGACGAAAATCCATTTGGCGGATATGAACGTATAGCAAAGGACTTAAGAGGACGCTCAATAGAAGATATAATGGTTCGTGCGTATGGTATACCAGTAAAGTCAATGACTTCGCTGTTACCTTTGTTCTCTACAGAAGTCAATGTACTTGGAGATAAGCCCAATAAGTATGGTATGCAGATGCCCGAAATCGACAAGGACTTTACAGTTTATCAGGTTGTTGACCCAGCTGGTGCCCGAAACTATGTGAGTCTATGGGCAGCAGTAAATGAAGATGAAGATATATATATTCTAAGAGAATGGCCTGATAGAGCTACATATGGAGAGTGGGCACTATTTGGTGATCCTAAATGGAAGTATGGTCCAGCATCAAAGAAGATAGGTTTAGATGTCAGAGGATATGTAGAACTTTTTGAAGAGATAGAAGATGAGATGGGTATAAAGGCAATGGAGCGAATAGGTGACTCCAGATACTTTGCTAGGGAGAATGAGAATAATACTGATTTGTTTTCTAGCTTCGAGGATTATGGAATGATATTTTTACCTAGTGATGGTAAGACAGAAGATATAGGTATAACTGCAGTTGATGAATGGTTTACTTATAATCCAAATTACGATATAGATGATGCAAACAGACCAAGATGTTTTATTCACGAAGATTGTGAAAATTTAATTGACAGCTTAATTAATTATAATTCTAATGGCAAGATGGATGAAGCCCTAAAGGATTTTTTTGATTTAATACGATATTTACGTATGAGTAACGGAGGGCTAGGGCCAGATCATTTTACTAGCAGAGATATGCAGGCAACATCAAGAGCACAAGGAGGGTACTAATGGCAAAAACACGATTAACTAAACTTGCAGAAGAATTTGAAATAAACATAGACGAAGCACTAAAAATTGCTCAAGAAAAATTATCTAAGGAGATGATTACTGGTAAAGGTAAAGCTACTTGGATAAATGAAGAAGGAGTAGAAATACTCGCAGATGCACTCATTATACCTGAGATTGTTCCAAAACATATCAAGGTAAAAATATTACACGAATGCCCTAACAGATGTTACAATTGGGGGTATTCAAAAGAAATCGGTAAAAAAGTACCTGTACTTATTCCAAGAAAATTTTGGGGTAGACTTGTAGGTAAAACAATAACCATTGAGTGCATATCTGACGATAAGGGAGAAAGCTATCGCTATGTGCACACGAAGAGGATCTGACAAGAAAGACATAACCACTAGCCGAAAATGGCGTAATGAACAAATTGATCGACTAGCGGCTTGGGAAATGTTTTGCAGATATATACGTCACGAACATACAATAGAGATGTCACATAGGGATATGTGTGATAGAATTGGAATGCCTAAAGATCTTATTAGAGCGATTATAACTAATCTCAAAGAAAAATTAAATGGATAGTGATTCAATATCTAAGTCGTTGACTTATGTTCAAGACGAACCCGATGTACAAACTTTACGTTACGCATATGATCAAACAGTAGTTGAGTTAGAAGCGTATTTTGATTTATGTCGTACTAGCTACGATGACCGCAGAAACTTTTGGCCAGGCAAAAGCCGAGACCATAGAAAGCACGGGTCAGACGCATTTCCTTGGGAAGGTGCATCAGATATGGAGGCTCATACAATTGATGAAAGAGTAACACGTCTTGTATCATTATTTATGTCCAGCTTAAACAGGGCAAACATCCGCGCATACCCAGTAGGTAGTGACGATATTGCGAAATCAAAGGTAGTATCTGCATTTCTTAAATGGATGGTTTCAAGTGGGTATATACCACGCTTCCAAAAAGAAATGGAACTAGGTGCTAATTATTTATTAGAGCGAGGTATGTTAATAACATACGTAGGTTGGCACAGAGAAGATAGAACATTTTTACAAAAACTAAGCTTGGATCAAATCCAACAAATTAATCCTGTACTTGCGGAAGCAATAATGTCAGACAAAGTTGATGATGTTGTATTTGAATTTATGCAAACAGTATTTCCAAGCGCGTCAGACAAACGTTTGAAAAAAGCGTTAAAAGAACTAAGGAGAAATGGTGAGGCGGAACTACCTGTTGTAAAAAGACAAATAGACGCACCTGAGGTAAAAACATTAGCACCTGATGGAGACTTCTTTTTTCCACCATATGTGACTGATCCACAAAGAGCCCCATTCTGTTTTTGGCGAACTTATTACACACCACAAGAATTAAAGAACAAAGTTTCGACCGATGATTGGGATGAGGACTTTGTGGATTATGTCATAGAGCATTACAGAGGTGTAGAGATTTATTCAATCGAAAGAGAGCAAGAAGGTAAACGTAGTATTGGATTAACTGATCGTGGTTATGAAGCCGAAGAGTTAATTGAGATCGTATATGGGTATCAACGCTTAATTGATGAAGAAGATGGTTCCGAAGGTATATATCAGACTATTTTTCATAAAAACTTTGATGGTGACGGAGCCATCCCCGCATATGCAAAGTTCGAGCTAATGAACGGATATGAGGACTATCCTGTTGTGGTAACTAAGTTATCAGAGGATAGTAAGCGTTTATATGATGTACAAACAATACCCGACTTGCTGAGAGGTATACAAAACCAAGTAAAAGTCGAGCGAGATTCTCGCATTGATAGAAACAGCATAGCAACGCTTCCTCCAATCCTTCATCCTATCGGACAAGCACCAAATGATTGGGGCCCAGGTAGGATGATTCCTTATCGTCGTAAAGGTGATTTGGACTTCGCTCCTACACCAGCATATAACTCAGGCTCAGTTGAGATTGAGCAAACAATGGAACGAATTGCAGATAAGCTTGTGGGACTTGATGAGGGTTCTCAAATGAGTTCAGCTCGCTTACAGTTCTTGACCAATAAGTTCTTAAGACACGTATCAGAGGTTTTAAATATGGCTTACAAGTGTTACCAACGTTTTGGCCCTGATAGTACATTCTTTAGAGTAACAGGTGTACCTGATTCAATGCAAATGACAAAAGGCGATCCAACAGAAAACTTTGATGTAGTTGTTAACTACGATGTATTGAATGCCGATCCTGAAGTACAAGAACAGAAGATAGAAGCATTCAAAGCACTTACTCAGTTTGATCAAACAGGTCGCATTAATCTTGACAATTTATTAGAAATAGCTGCTGCTAGTATTGATCCTGTTCTTTCTGACAGTATCTTGCAACCAGCACAAAATGGTCAAGAGGACGTAATGAAAGATGTTACCGATGACCTTGCTAAAATATTTGCAGGTATTGAAATGCCAGCTAGACCTACTGGAGGTGAAATCGCTATGCAGGTTATCGAGCAGTATACTGCTCAGCCTGATATTTCTGAGCGCTTGCAAACCGATCAAACATTCGCAGAACGAATTCAAAAGTACCAAGGACAATATACTTTCCAAATGCAACAACAGCAAAATGCTCAAATCGGTAGAATTGGAACAGCTCCAGCCGAAATGGGAGAAATTCAAACCCAAGAAATGCCACAAGAATAATATGAGTGATGAACTTGATAATGTAGACGCAATGCAATTTGCAGTAAAACGCGTTAAAGATAAAAAAGAAAAAGCAGTTAATAATGCCGTAGAATCTTTTAAAGAAACTATTCGCGATGCTGAAGGATTAAAATTAGAAGCTTATAAGCCAGATGATGATGAAGAAAAATTCACAATCGGATATGGTCATTATGGAGTTGATGAGGATGCAGAAATAACAAAAGAAGAGGCAGAAGAATTATTGGACGAAGATGTTCGCACACGTTTGGACTCAGTTGTTGATTTATTACCTAAATTCAATTCATACCCAAAGGATTTACAACAAGCTATATTTAGTGAGCATTACAGGGGTTCTATACAACAAAGCCCAAAGACAAGGAAACTAATTAACGAAGGTGACTTTGACGAAGCAGCTAAAGAGTTCTTAAGGAATACAGAATACGACGAAGCTGAAGAAAGAGGTATTCCTGGCATAAGAACTCGTATGGAAAAAGTAAGTGAGTTACTAGAGAAGTATGCAAAATAATTTAGAGGATGATATAAAAGCACTTAGCAATCACGAAACGTTTGCTAGGTTCGTACAAGTAATACACGCATTACGTGAAGAGACTATAGAAGAAATGCACAATGCAAACTACGAGCAATTACAACAAGTTGCTGGTAGAATTATTACATACGATCAAATTTTACGTATGGCAGATTGGGAACAGTTAAAGCGAAGACATCTTAACTCTTTGAATTAACGACCACTGTGATATAATACAAACATCGCCATCGCTCAGCGTTAAGGAGTGGAATAGTTAAATCATCTTATGTCAGAAGAAAACACAACTGCAAACGTTGAAGCAGATCAAAATACAACGGAAATACAAAATACATCCCTAGAGGAATTTACTCAAAGGAGACTAGGAGCCCAGCCCGAAGCTGTTACAGCCGAGGTCGAGGAACCTACAGAGAGCTCTGAAGAGAGTGCAGAAGCAACAGAAGTTGAAGAAGTACAATCCGAAGAAAACGTTCTTTCACAGTTGGATATTAACAATTTGTCAGAAGACGAGTTAAAAGAACTTGGCAAAAAAATGGGTAGTCGTGCAGTCGCTAGATTTGGCGAAATGACTGCTGCTCGTAAAAATGCCGAGGAACGCGTAGCTCAACTTGAGTCAATGTTACAAAACAATCAAGAAAAACCTGCTAAAGAAATTAGAGATAATCCTTTCAGCGATTTGGATTCAATGGATAAAATTGAAACTAAATCAGACGAAATTGATTCTACAATTGAATGGGCAGAAACAGTCTTGTTTGAAAGTGACGATTACTCAGCCGACGATGTTGTGACCGAAGTTGAGGGTAAGGAACTTACTAAAAAAGAAATTCGTAAAGCCTTACTTAATGCTAGGAAAGCAAAAAAAGATTATATCCCCGATCAATTAAGAAAAGTTCAGTCACGTGTACAAGGTAAAAAAATACAACAAACCTTTGACGCGCAGGCTCGACAAGAACTTGAATGGTTGCAAGGAGAAGATAATGAAATTCGTCAACAGTTCTTCGCTACGCTAAGGGATCCCAATTATAATCGCTTAAAAACAATTGTTGATCAAGAATTACCTGAAATATCTGGTCGGCTTGAATATATGTTTGCTCACGCAGCAAATAGTATTTATAGTCGAAAACCGATAGCGACGGATACGCCTAAAAAAACAACTACAACCAAGAAGTCAGCATCTCTGACTCCTACCAAAACGGGCAATACGTCATCAGCTAAATCTGAAAAACCAACTAATAAGACAAAGAAAGCTCTAGCAGATCTCCAAAATAGATTCCAAAAAACGGGAAGTGCTCGTGATTTCGCTGAAATGAGAAAACTACAAATGCAAAACCAATAATAATAATTAAATTCTAAAATAAAATGGCATTCTCAGATACATTCGACCCGAACGCCCCACAGGCTAATACGGGAACAGGATCGGCTATTTCCAACAGAGAGGACTTGTTAGATGTCCTAACTATTCTTGCTCCAGAGGAAACGCCTATTCTTTCATCCGCCAACAAACAAAAAGCATCAAGCACATTTGTTGAGTGGACAGTTGACAGCTTAGCTGACCCAAGCACATCAGGAGTTGCAGAAGGAGCTGACGTAACAGCTTTTACTGACAAATTCTCAGGTCGTGCTCGTCTCGGCAACTACGTACAAAAATTCCGTCGTGACTATATGGTTTCTGACCTACAAGAAGCAGTCGATTCTGTCGGCCCTGCTAAAGTAGCTCAAGCAGAAGCTAAAGCGATCCGTGAACTAAAACGTGACGTAGAAGCAACTCTTATTTCTACAAACGACCGTTCAGTTGAAAATGGTGCTGGTACAGCATACGGACTTCGTGGACTTGGTGACTGGATTGATTCATCTGGTCCATCAGACGTTCCATCTGCATTCCGTACACCTGCTGATTCTATTCACGCATCAGGTGACTTCACCGAAACAAAACTTAACGAGTTAATCACAAGCATCTATCGTGTTACTGGTTCAACAAACAATCTTACACTTGTAGCTGACACAGCTCTACGTCGTGTAATCAGCGACTTCGCTCGCCTTGACCCAATCGCACAAAGTGCTGCAAACAACTCAATCCGTAACGTAAACTACGACGGAGGTAGCTCTCAAATCAAATTGTCTGTTGAGCTTTATCAATCAGACCACGGTGTTATCTCAATCGTAAATATGAATCCTGATACAGCTCCTGACACAACAAACAAAGACACTGGTTACATCGTTAACCCAGAATACTTTGGTGTTGCTGAGCTTATTCCTATGGGTTCAACTCGCCTACCTAACTTAGGTGGTGGTGAGCGTGGATACGTTGATTGTGCATTAACATCTCTTGTGTACCACCCAGGTGCTCACGGTAAAATAACAGCATTAAGCTAATAACTAGGAGGTAAAATACTATGAGTAAACTTACAGTAAATGAAGCTAATGGAGATTTCACTCACGTGTTGCGTTTAAGCACACAAGACATTATTGATTCAAGCACTAACCAAACTATTTGGGGGTCTATACCCGCAGGTGGTGCAGTTGATGTTGCTTTCGCAGTTGAGTCAGTAGCTCTTGCAGGTGCAACAGACATTACACTCGAAGTAGGTACAGGAACAGACGATGATACACTTATCGACAGTTTTGATGCTGATGGAAACAATGGTGCTACAGCCTATAATACAGGCACATCATTCGTTCAAGGCGCTGGCAATACTACTATTGCTGGTGGATCAAAACCAATAGAATCAAGTGCATCCGCTGTAAACCTTATCTACAAGTTCGGCGGAACTGTTGCTAACTTAACAGCAGGTGAAATAATTATTGGTGTTCGTGTATTCGACCCAATGAGATTCTCACAAGGTTAAATAATTCTCGGTATGGGGGCGAAAGCCCCCTACCTTTTATTTATGACAGATATAATTACAAAACTTCCTCGCTACTCAGATGGAGAAATAGATGAAGCTTTTATGAAAGAAATCATCAATGGTTTTAAACTAGAAGCGGCAACGGAAAAAGATCGAGTAGATATTGCGAGAAAAGAAGCTCGCGAAGAACAAGGCAAGACACATCCAGTATTAGGCAAATGTGTTGCTACAATGCCTGCACGTGAGTTTTTTCGACTTACAAACAAGTATGGACACGATCACGTTCATTCTAAAGAATTTTTAAAATACTATAATAAAAAGTTTTCGGACTTATCTCCAAATAGAATATAATGCAAACAAGAACCTACGGAGACTTATTCAAGCTAGTGCAATCACTTTCTGGTGTTACTGCTTTTGCAACTAACGAGCAAGATGATATTGCAAACTTAATTAATCGTAGGTATCAAACAGCATTTAATACA